CACCAACAGAACCAGTTGTCCAAGATTTCATTTTTCTATCATCAGCTTGTGAAGCTCTATATCTAACGTGTAAGAATGGTCTTTTAATGTTTTTACCAAGTGTTTGGTCATAAACAGTAGATGTACCTGCTGGTACAATAACTCCTCTTATATCGTTTTCAATAATACCTCTTGTTGATGCGTCATTTAAGTATTTCCAGTCAGTTTTGTAGAAGTCGTAAGAACCTCTTCTAAATCCTGAAAAACCTAAGTTAAGCGCCATATCCTCACTGTTAGAGAATACACCGTAAGATGTACCACCTGCTCCGTAAGAATTTTGAGTAGCTAGCATATCATCAATCGCTAGAGATACTTCTCTGTTGATAAATAACATGTTTTCTTCGATTGCACCCTGAGCATCAAACTTCTTAAGTATGTTATCAAACGAACCTAAGTCATCTGTTGGAGATGTGCCTGCGATACCAGTAGTAACGTGACCTCTTGCAGTAATTGCTGCAAAAAGACCTTCAGTTCCTGCTGTTCCTTCTGATCCTGCTGTACCTAACTGAGAGTCTACACCACCAGCTGCTGCTGCTAGTTCACCTTCAATCATTGCCATTTCAAGGTTATCTTCAAATCTTGTTCTTGTATCACCTTCTGCTTTTAAATACCATAGGTAACCAGATTGTCCATTTTCACCTGTTACTTCAACCCAACCAATTTGAGAAGCGTCAGATCCTGAGACCTCATACTTATCTTTAATTATAATTGGCTTGTTAGTTAACGATGCGAAAGATGGTGTTACTGCACCTGTCATTCCTGATGTTCCTTTTTTAAATTCAGAACCATACACGAATAAGTCACAAGTTGCTGTCCCGTCATCATCTGTTGTTACGAAACCTGATACAGCTCCAACTGTTGCACCACCTGTATAAGGTATTGCTGTTAGAGTTGTGTTGTCACCCGCTATTGCAGAAACGTACGCTTTAATTACTGTAGGAGAAGTTTGGTTATCGCTAAGTACGATAGTTTGTCCAACTCTTACTGCGTGAGTTCCTGAAGATGCGATTGTAATTACACCGGTGTTAGCTACTGCTGCACCTTTGTAGTGTAAATGTAGTCTACCTTGCTCAGACCAAATTACTTGATCTGCAGTCATAGGCATTTCAGCACCAACCATTCTTACGAAAGAAGCTACAGATCTGTTTCCAAATACTTCAACTTCTTGTTCGTATAAATCTGGTAGGTATTGCTGAGACCAGTCATTTGAACCACCTGTAAATGATAGGTAGTTAGATGACAAAGTCTGTTTAGCTGGTGCTGGCGTTGCGTTCAACGAGCCTCCAGCTGATGGAGTTATTGCTGCCATTTTATATTGAAATTTTTAATTGTTATTATTTTTTTAATTTAATACGTAGTTTTGAGCTATCGTCGCCGGATATTGCTCTTACTTTTACACCCCCTGATTCAACAGTGCCTGAATTTGTTTGTCTTGGATCCATATTAATATTTTTAGATTCAGACGAAATTTCTTTTATAGCTTCTGTTTTACCAAGTTGATAAAAATGATTTGCAATATTATCGGCATTTTTAGCGGCAAATAATGCTTTATGATAACCATACCCGTCGTCTAGTTTATTATTATTATCAAGGTAACTACCTATAACATTCATAACATCCATTTGAGTATTTTTAACATCTTCAACGTCTTTAAGATTATACCTGAATTTTTTATCATTAATTTTGAAATCAAAACCTTTGAATTCATCATTAAAAACCTGTTCAGTTTTTGTCTTAAATTGATCTGTCGCTTGTGTTTGTTGTCGAGCAATTTCTTGTTGCTCAGTATTGTATCTATTAAAAAAGTCAACAGCTTTTTGTTGATCTTTACTTAAACTGCCGTTTATTTTTACTTCTTTATAGTATTTACTTTTTTGTCCTTCAAGATATTTTTTTGCTTCAGCTACTTGTTCTTTATAAGCAACTTGTTTTCTTTTTATTTCTCTAGGATCATCTATTTCTTCATCATATAAAAACCCATCTTCTATTAAAAAATTAACCTCTTCTGAATTTAAATGAGGTTTTGTTTTATTATAATATTCTTTAATAATTTCATTGTTATCATATGAGGTATAATCTTTATTTAAATTTACAAAATCTTCTACGGTACCTCCTGTTTCATTCATAAACTGCACCAAATCATGTATATTATCTGGTATGTTTACTTCGTTTTGTACTTCAGTTTGTTCAATAGGTTTTTCGCTAACTTCTTCTTTAGGTTCTTCCTTGGTTTCTTCCTTGGTTTCTTCGTCAATTACTTCTTCTAAAGTTAATTGGCCTTCTTCTTGCTGTACTTCTTGCAATTCCACTTTGGTTTCTTCCCCAGTTTTTTCATCCGTGCTGCTTCCGCGTGACACGCTTTCATCTGTGCTTTGTTCTTGAACGGCATCTGTTTCTTCTTTAGTTTGTCTTAAATCTACTTTAGTAATAGATTCTTCACCTATATCAGCACCCATTTTTTTGAGTACTTTGGTTTCTTGTTCTGCAGCTGATGGATTTTCATCTTCTACAATTTTTACTTGTGTTTCTTCTGACATAATATAATATAATTATTTGTACTCTTTTAATAAGGCAAGAATACGTATACCTTTAAATTCCTTGATATGCAACAATAGTTCCTGAAGCAACGTCAATTTCAGTCCAACGACCATAAATTGTTACTCCTTTTGGGAATGTTACACTGTCAACAACTAAGCCTGCAGCGCCTGCTCCAATGCCCTCTGTATTAACATATGTTGTTGCACTTTCTGCAACTAATCCACTTCCACTATCAAAAACAGTATCTGTTAGCATTGTTATTGCTACCCAAACATTTCCTGATGTTGGTGTTATTGCATCTGAACTTGCTGTTGAATATGCTGAACCGTTTATACTACCAGTCCAATCATTTTTTGCTACTTTACTCATTTTTTTATTATTTAGTTATTATCTTGGATCGAACTGTTCTAACCCAAATCCGCCCAAGCTATCAAATCCTGCAGATTCAAAGTTTTTAGGTGGTTTATTGTTTTTTCTTTGATCAATTAATTCTGATTGCTGAGAAGCCTGTATTTTTGTTCTATCATCTTTCCTATCTTCTTTATACTTCTCTTTATCATTAATTACTCGTAAATCCATTTCTTTAAGCTTTACATTTAATTGAAATTCATGCAACATAAGCTCTTTTTTAATTGCAGCTTCTCTTTCTAATTTTTGTATATCAAATTGTATTTGAGCTTGATTCATTTTAACTTTATTTTCAGTTAAAATAGTATTTTTTTGAATATCAGCGGCAGCTGCTGCTTCTGCAGATTTTGCATTAGATTCAGATTGTAGCTCTATGTTTCTTGCCGCAATAGCTTGATCCTGTTCCATTTTTTTTCTTCTCCTTACTTTTAATAGCTCATTAGCAAGTTTTAAATTCTTTACATTTCTAATATCAATTGCATCTTCTAAGTTTACTTGATCTTTTTGCAATGATGCTTGTATATTGTTTTCAAGTAATTGTTTTTCTTCTTCGTCAGGCGTTAATTCTAAAAATATACCAAAGTCGTGAAGATGTAATTCCTTAACTTCTTTTAAATTAGCAACATTAAATCTACCTAATGAGTTTATAAAAGAATTATTAGTATTTCCATATTCTAATACGTCTGATACTCTTAAAGAAATAGCTTCTGCTGTTTTAAGGGTAAGATATAATCCCCCTTGCAATACATGCCTTGTTGCAGTATTTGAATTTGCTGCTGCTATTTTTTGAAGACCAACTAATGCATTTTTGTCCGGCGCTGAGCCATCTCTTGCCTCATTTAATCCGGTTACATCTCGCATGTTTTGTAAGTAATAATTATAAGCAGTTATTAAAGATTGTATTTTCGCACCTCCACTACCTGTTTGTAGCTCTTGTATTGGTACTCTACCATTATTAAATTCACCATCTTGCGTCATTGATCTTCCAATAACAGAACCTGTTTGAAAATACATGTTTAATGCTTCCTGTGGGTTATAATTTGTTCCATTACCTAAATCTACTTCTGCAATTCCATCAGCGTCTAAAAATACACCATCAGGGACCATCCTAGCTAATACTTGTTGTAGTTTAAGATGTGTTAATTGTATCATGTCCGCAAATGTTGCCATCCTACTTACAAGAGATTCTAATCTTCCTTTATATATTCTAGGCGCTACAATATTATATGACATTTCAACTTTTGTTGTATCAGATTTAGGCCTTGTCATATTTTCTGCTAACTCCCATTTTAATAAATCTTCGCTACCTATTATTTTAGCCCCTGTATATAAAACTTCAATTGCTCTATTTACTTTTTCAAATCTAGCTCTTTGATCAATAGGCGGGTTAAAATCATCATTCTTTTTAATTGCTTTTTTACCACCAGACACGGTATTTTTAATTTTATAAGTTTGATTTTTATAAGTTTTATATTCAAAATTTAGTACATAAACAAACCCTTCATCATCTCCATCTGTAGCGCTATAAGATTTACTATATAATAAACGACTAGAGCCGTAACCGTTTTTTTGTATTTCTTCAATTTCAGTATCAGTTATATTAGGATATTGTTTTTTAAGTTCAACAATACTTATTTTTTTAATTTCTCCAACATAATATAAATCGTCAAAATATGGAGATTCAGTAAAAGAGTAAACAATATCTGAAGGATCTACATAATCAATTTTTATACCTTCCGACTTGTTAAATCCATTTTTTACACAAGCCATTCCAATAACAGCTATATCGTAATCAAGTCTTTTCTTTATTAATTCATATTTATTTTTATCAAGGACATTGCTTATTGCTTCTTCTTGTGCAATTTCAATACCTTGTTTATATTCCATTTGCATATGAACACCTAATTCAGTTTCGTCCATTGGAAGTTTTGTAGAATCTGTTTTAAAAGTATCAATACCCAGTGTTCCTTTTATTTCTTCTATATATTCTTTAGCCTGCATATCTCTAACAATATTATCCATATAATCTGTTCTTTTTTTAACAGAAGATGGGTCTTGAGAATACGCATTTATATCATACATTCTTTCTGCAATACCGTTTACAACAATATCTACAAATTTTGGTATAATAGGAACTGGTTTCCAGTCTAAATTTAAATACGACAAATCACCATTAATTGATAACTCATCTTTATATTTTTGTATTGATTGTTCGCCTCTTGCGTATAATCTTAATCTATGAAAATTTTCTCTATTAGATTGATATTTTGCTGTTCCTGAATCTCTTTTAAACCATTCTGATTCAATAGCTATTCCAACTTTAGCACCATACTCTAAACTTGCTTTTTCTGAATCTGATACTGCTTGACTCGGAAATAATCCTATTGGGTGTGTTTTTGCCATTTATTTTAATATTTTGGATAACAGTCCTTTATTATTGTATTTTTTAAAACTAAATTCTAGTTTTTTAGTTGTTCTCATTACAGCTGGTGTGTACATGTTTTTATTACAAGCCATTATTGCTAATCCCGAACTAATAGCTGCATCAAACTTTGTTCTTTTATTTATATCAAACCCCGCCCAGTCATTTAATGTTTTATTAAAATATAAATCACCGTATGAGTTATCACTTTTTAGTCCTACATATTTGTCAATATACGACTCAATAGCGGCCGCATGTGCTTGTCTAATATCTTCTGATGAATTAGGTATACCACCTATTTCTTTTTCCGTTACAGATAACTTATTATAAAGCTTATCAGGTCTATTAATTGAATAACCTCTATATCCTCTTCTTTTTAAATAATATAAAAGTCTTGGTTTATTGTTTTCCGCAAGTAATGGCATACCATAAAACACTAAAGCCATTAATACATCTTCAAAAAACATTTCCGCCGTTGGAGGTCTTGATACATATTCAAGAAAAAAACTATTAGAAGGGGCTTCATCTAAGCTAAACTTAGTTAAACCGTGCAATGCCCCTTTAGATCCTTGACCATCTGTCGTTCCGGATATATCGTAGCTATCACATCCAAAAGCCCCTAAGTGTTCATTACCTGGGGATTTTTTTCCACGTTCATTAATTACAATGTTTTGCATATGCGTAGGCGGAACCCAAGATATATTAAATCTTCCACTATTATTAGGCGTAAATATAACCTTGGTATCTTTAATACCGTTTTCCCATGAAAAATTACCCTTAACTATAACTTTATTTTGATTAATATCAGTATTATAATCTATTTGCTCATATATTTTTTGCAAGTTAAATATACTATTTTTTGTTTCATCTCGAAAAGCGTGTTCTTCTGTACGCGGAAATTGCCTATAAAATTCATTTAAACTATCTTGGTCATCTCTAAGTCCCTCAGCTTCATTTTCCCAATGCTCTACAATACCTATATCAATTGGGTCCCCATATGGTCCTTCAACCGTAGATTTGGGTGTATCGAATACAGGTATTCCAAAAGAATCAATGAATCCTTCGTAGTTCCATTCCATAGGTATGAACAAACTATATAATCCTGAACTAGTCTGTCCATTTCTATTTCTTTTTGTAACGTCTGAGCCATTATATAATTTTTTAAAGTTATCTCCACCTTTGTCTAAAGAGTTTGAGGTGGATCCCATCATACATTTTCCTATAATCCTGCTTCCTAATCTCAGCGTTGTTTTTGTAACACGCCAGTTGTTTAATATATTATCTGGTCTTTCCCATTTACCAGATTCATCGTGAACAAGTAATTTTAACTTTTCACCATCATACGAGTTATCCCCCGTGTTCTTCCAATCTATTGTTGTATCGAGCCCTTCGAGCGTCCCTGTGATGGACTTGGACTTGGTTGTACTGGTGATGGACTTTCTTGTAAGTTTGGATGCTGGGACACGGTAGGCCAACTCTGTCTTGGGGCGGTCCATTCCGTCCTGGATTGGTTTAAAGAAGAATGGGTAGTGTAATGAAATTGGGACGACCTTGTCCGTAAACATCTTCTTTGCATCGCTACCAGTCTTCGATAAGATTCCGAATCTAGCAT